GATCGAGGAAGCCGAGGCGCCGAACACAAGCGCGCCGGCCTAACAGCCATACCATTCCAGAACTTCGTAACCGGGAGCCTGCGGGCCAACCCGGCTCCTAGGCGTTCCCGCATCAGCCGGAGCGTAGATCACCAGCCCACGAGGCAACCCCAAATGATAGACCATGCAACCACCAACCCCGGCGCGCCGGGGAGTGATAGTGCAATGTCACCTTCGACCGATATCGACAACCCGGACAACCTGAACTTCTGGGAGCCCACCGTCACCGAAGAGGAAGACGATACGGCCAACCCGGAAACACAGGAAGCAGACGGGATCGCAGGCGAAACGGATGAGGCCGCACAGGATGCGGACCAAGAGGCCGATGCATCCGCACAAACCGAAGAGCAGGAAGGCGAGGAAGCCCAGGCCGAACAGCCAAAGCCCAAGTCGACCAATGACGAGGACATCCTTGTTACGCTCAAGGGAGGCGAGCAGGTTCCGATCAAGGAGCTCAAGCTCGGCTACATGCGGGAGCGCGATTACCGTGTCAAAACCTCCGACCTCGGGAACAAGACCCGATCGCTGGAGGAGCTTTCCAACCGGGTGTCCAACACGGCCACCACGATTGCACAATTCCTGATCAGTCAGATGCCGCCGGAACCGAAGCCGGAGTTGGCCATGCAGGATCCTGGCAGATACGTCCAAGAGCGAGCCGTCTATGAGGCCGCAGCTCTTCGCGTGAACCAGCTTCTTTCGCAGGCCAACGAGCCGAAGAAGGTCGTCGAGCAACTGACGAACGAGCAGAAGAGCGAAAAGCTTGCCGCCGAGGATGCCAAGTTGAGGGGATACTTCCCCGAAACAGCTACTCCGGAGGGCCGCGAAAAGTTCTTCCAAGGTGCGTTCGAAACCGGCAACGAACTCGGCTTCTCCAATGAGGAGATGCAGAACTTCGAAGATCACCGATACCTCCGCGTCATTCACTACGCCAAGCTAGGCCTTGCGGCCGAGCAGGCGAAGAAGAAGGCGATGAACAAGGTGGTCAACGCGCCGGCGCCGGTGACGCCGAAGCCGAGGGCTCAGGGACCGAACGTCCAGCAGTCCAGGCGAAATCAGGATGCGATGCAGCGGTTGGGTAAAACCGGGTCGATGAAGGATGCCCTCAACATCGACTTCGATTAACCCCTGTTATCGAGGATCAGCACATGGCTGTCATTTCCAATACCGTCCGCACGTCTGGTGCGGTCGGCAACCGTGAAGAGCTTTCGGATGTGGTCTCCCGCATCACCCCGGAAGACACCCCGATCTATTCCATGATCGAAAAGGGCAAGTGCTCGTCTGTCCATCCCGAATGGGAAACGGATGAACTCGCTCCTCCCGGCGACAACGCCCGCGAAGAAGGTGAAGAATACACCTTCGGAGCAGTCACTCCGCCGGAACGCCTCGGCGATTACACTCAGATCCTTCGCAAGGATTGGGTGATCTCCAACACGCAGGAAGTGGTGGACGAAGCCGGCAAGGTCCAGAAGCGCCGGTATCAGAAGCTGAAGAAGGGCGTCGAAATCCGCAAGGACGTCGAATTCGCCATCGTCAGCAACCAGGGCTCGGTCGGTGGCAACGTCCGTCGTCTCGGCGGCTTGCCCTCGTGGATCAAGACCAACGTCTCCCGCGGTGCCGGCGGCGCCAACGGCGGCTTCACCAACGGCTTCACCGTTGCAGCCACGAACGGCACCCAGCGCGCATTCACGAAGACCATTCTGGATAACGTGATGCAGCAGGGCTACCAGAGCGGCGCTTCGTTCAAGCACGTCATGGGCTCGTCCTACATCAAGTCGGTGTTCGTCACCTTCATGTCGGACGCGAACGTTGCTCCTTTCCGCTATGCTGTTTCCGGCAATGGCGGTGAGCGTCGTACGATCGTCGCCTCGGCGGATATGTACGAAGGCCCGTTCGGCACGGTCATGGTTCACCCGAACCGCGTCATGTCCACGTCGTCCAACATCGCCCGCAACACCTTCTTCATCGACCCGGAATTCCTAGAATTCCTCTGGCTCCGCAAGATCCAGGAAGACAAGGGCGTTGCGAAGACGGGTGACGCTGACAAGGGCGTAATCATCGGCGAAGGCACGCTGAAGGTTGGCAACGAGCGGGGCCTCGGCGTCGCTGCCGATCTCTTCGGCATGTCGGCATCGCAGTAAGGAGGAAGCACCATGTCTGCATATGCATACTACCCCTTCGTTGCCGATACCGCCACGCTGGCGCTTAACGGCAGCACCCATGGCGGCGGCGTCACCGTCGTCGCCTCTCGTGCGGCAGGTATCACCATGACCCTGCCCAAGTGCCTCGGTCACGGCACGGAGTTCGACATCTACGTCGGTACTTCGATCACGTCGAACGCACTGATCATTCAGTGCGCCGACAGCGTCGATGTCATGGCTGGCGTAGCCTACGTCGCTCAGGATGCTGGCGACACGGTTGCAGCCTACGAGACCGCAGCTGATTCCGACACGATCACGCTGAACGGTTCCACCCGGGGCGGCATTCGTGGCGACCGGATCAAGATCAAGGCCGTACAGGCTGGCGTCTGGTCGGTTCAGGTCTTCTCGTCTGGCACCGGAACCGAAGTGACGCCGTTCGCCGCGACGGTCTGACCCCTTGTAGGGCGGGACAACTGAGGGCGCTCCAATCGGGGCGCCTTTTTCTATTCCTCAAGGAGAAAGCACCATGACCAAGGCACAGCTCACCAAGAAGGCCGAAGAACTCGGCATTGAAGTGGATGGCCGCTGGAACGAAGACCGTATCCAGCAGGAGATCGACAAGAAGGAAGCGGCGAACAAGGCCGCCAGCGAGGCACCGGTTGCCCCGACGCCTGCACAGCCCGATATCCCGCGCGCTCCGAACCAACCCACCGGCACGGACTCGACCAACGGCTTGCCGCTGGCGCGTTTCGCACCGGCCGATGACGCAGCACCGCCGGAAATCGTCGGCATTACGCCGGGAGAAACCCCACAGCCGATCCCGGCCACGGTCGAGCCGAAGAACAACGAGAAAACCGTCAAGGTCGTCCTCGATGCGGCTTACTGGCCGGAAGAAGGCGATCGCCGTGAAGCCGGCACCAGCCTCGAAGTTCTTTCGACCAAGGCCAAGGAACTGATCTCCGCTGGCAAGGCTCACCTTCCTTTCCCGGAGGATGATCGTTGATCATTCGAGACGGCGACTGGTCGCTTTTCGACTACGACCACCAGACGGGGCGATCCGTCTGGTGCAAAGACGACGGTGTGGAGCGGGTATTCCGCATCGATACCCCTGTCGACCACATCATTCGCGAGAACGAATTCACCCGCAACGCCACCTCGGGCAACCGGATGGGAGATTGGGTGAAGATTGCTTCCATCCCGTTGAACCACGCTCACCACGAAAACCTGGTCCGCGCTCATACCGAGGGCGACGACAAATTCGTGAAGCGCTGGTTGAACGACGGAGACAACCGGGCATTCCGAAGCTTCGAGGCCACGATCTGATGTCAGCAATCAGCGACTATGCCAGCCTGCTCATCGATGCCGGCGAATATGCGGGTGCAAATGACATTGCGAACGTGTTTCCACGGCTAGTCGCTTTGGCTGAGGCTAAGTTCAATCGCGTCCTCCGCGTCGCCGAAATGGAGACGGTGGGCACGGTCACGCTGATTGAGGGAAACGCTGATCTCCCAACAGACTTCCTTGAGGCTCGTCTCGTCACAGCGCCTGATGGCAGCGGTCTTTCCGCATGGTCGCTTTCGGAGCTGAACCGTCGCTTCGGCACCTATGGGGGCATTCCAGCTGGCTATTCCGTGGTTGGCGGCTCTCTTCGCGTCCGTCCCACATCGAGTGGAACTGTCGCGCTTGAATATTACGCCAAGATCCCGCCGCTAACGCCGGCAAACCCAACAAACTGGCTTCTTGAGAAAGCACCTGACGCCTATCTCTACGGTCTCGTGGAGGAAATCGCGATCTGGAAGAAGGATGTAGACGGGGTCCAGGCCGGCCGCACGCTCAAGGAACTCGCCCTGCGCGGTCTCTCGCTGCAGGATGAGCGGGCGAGGTGGGGCAACGCGCAGGTTGTTATTGGAGGCTTGACCCCATGAGCCTGAAGACAATCATCGACGAGGTATGTGATGCCGTCTCGATCGACCGCTTTGACGCCATCTATGGCAGTGACGACCCCAACGCTTTGACGATGCTCGATCACGCTCAGCAGGCAGGTGATGAAATAGCGCGTCGTGCCGATTGGCAGGCCCTGCTTCGCACCGAGACGCTTGTCGTGTCAGGTGACCCGTTGCCCGACGACTTTCAGCGCCTGGCGCCGGGTGGCGGTATCCGCGCTGCAGACGGCACTTTCATCCGGCCGGTCACAAACAGCGGCCAGTGGGCGATCATCTCGCAGGTTGGATCCGTTCAGCCTTACTATTTCATCAGCAATGGCACGGTTCGCGTCGCGCCTGTCACAGCGGGTGACGGCGCGCTGATCGATTATCTTTCCAAGGCTTGGATAAAGAACGGGACAGAGTTCAAGGCCGAATACACGGTCGATGATGACACGGCGGTCTTCCCAGAGCGTCTTCTCATCAAGAACGTGATCTGGCGCTGGCGCCGGCAGAAGGGGCTGGCCTTCGACGATCAACTCGCCGAGTTCGAAGCTGATCTCGTCCAAGAAATCAATTCGGACCGCGGCGCATGAAGATGGCAGTCCAGCCGGGCAGGATCCGGCAAAACAATCGTGGCGGCGGGGTAGGGGCAAGCCAGCAGCGATCTGCGCCACTGCCGTTTCCGGCACCTACGCTGGGGCTGGTGACCACTGCCGACATCGCCTCGCAACAGAGCGGCGCGGCAATTGTCCTAGAGAATTGGTTTCCGACGCTGACGGGTGCCCGCATTCGCGGCGGCAGCGAAAAGTGGGGCTTGGTTGCCGACGGCGGCGCGATCGTATCGGCGTTCCGGTATGTCTATGGCTCGATCGAGCGCATGTTCATGGCAACAGCGACGGCGATCTACGATATGTCGGCTCCGGCTGTCCCGCCAACAACGACGGCGGCAGTGGTAACTGGACTGACGGGTGGCGATTTCTGTACGTTCCAACAGACAAACGCCGGCCAAAGTTTTCTAGTCTGCTTCAATGGAACAGATGATCGGCGCGTCTACAACGGAACGACCTGGGGCACGACCCCAGCCGTTACATTTTCTGACGCCACAACGATGGCAAACCTGAATTTCGGTTGGGTGTTCAAGAACCGGCAATTTCTGCTGAAGAATGGTTCGCTGGATGCCTACTATCTGACCACGCTCAATGCCGTCGGCGGCGCATCGGCGGTCTTCCCGCTCGGCGGTGTGATGCGTAAAGGCGGCTCGCTGCTGATGGGCTTTTCATGGTCCGTAGAAAGCGGCAATGGCCCGAACGAATATTGCGTGTTCTGTTCGACTGAGGGAGAGGTGGCCGTCTACAGCGGATCGGACCCGGCCAACGCAAATGACTTTGGGCTCGTCGGTGTCTACCAGATCGGCCGGCCACTTGGGAAAAACGCATTCTACAAATCCGGCGGCGATGTGCTCATTGCCACAGTCGACGGGCTGATACCGCTATCGCAGGCGTTCCAGCGCGATCGGCAACAGCTCTCTCTGGTCTCGCTCTCGCGGCCCGTAGAAGATGTCTGGAAGGCTGTAGCGGCAGTTACGGGGGCGGGGTGGACGATCACCTTGTGGCCGGAAGAAAACCTCGTGTTCGTCTGTTTTCCGTCCAACCCGATCGCGCCCGACACGACCTTCGTGTTCAACGCTCTGACCAGCAAATGGTCGGTCGTCACAAACTGGATGGCGAACTGCTTTTCGTCGTATCAGAAGAGCCTGTTTTTCGGATCGGGTGCCGGCCTCGCGTGGCATGGCGACTATACCGGAACAGACGACGGGATGCCGTTCCAGGCCTCCTATCTTTCGCACTTCAGCTCGGTTCAGGGATTTGGACAGGAGAAGGCGGCAAGTACCGCGACGATGAGGTTCAAATCCTCGGAAAAACCAACCGTCAGGCTGTTCGCGCGGGCAGATATGGACCAGTCGATACCGTCGTTTTCGACCGTCTCTGCAAATACCGCCGGAGCCTCCGTTTGGGATGTCGGCCTATGGGACGTGGCCAAGTGGGACGGCGATGGGATATCCCGAAACTACTTCAAGTACCGGCA